TGAGGAGTCGCAGTCTTAACACCGATTCTACTGTTACTAACATCCAAATAAAGTAAATCCGTTTGAAATGCCAAATCCACGCCATTACGCAGAAGGTTGGACTTCAAAAGCGGACCTGATATACGACCTACAGCCACTTGTTTCTCCTAATACGGGGATCCTGTCCCTCTAACCTGATTGCATTGCCGGTTAACCGCAGTATTGTCCCATAAAACGTCTTCGGGTATCTCTCCTTCAGATGGTCTTGTTCTATGTTAATAGTATTTATCGTTTTTGGAATTATCCTAGTGCTAAGGTATAGATATTAGTTAATTCTTCCATATATTCTGTGGTTACAGAATCACCTGCACCTGACACGTTAGCCCACTGAGTTCCGTCCCATGTTTCTAAGTATCTTAGTACAGTATTGTATCTGGTCATACCTAGTTGTCCAATAGGTCTGTCAGTAACACCACCTGCTGGTATTTGAAATCCACCAGTTCCGCCGAATTGTACAACTCCTAAATCAGTGCCAAGGGTACTGAATACCATATCTCCTGATCCTGTGTTTGTAATAGTGTTTCCGTTGATTTTTAAATCACCTATATTAACTGTTCCTGTTCCATTGGCTGTAAACACAATGTTCTGGTTAGCCGCCGAACTTGAAATATTTGCATTATCAATAGTAACGTTACTCTGTGAAATTAGTTTGTTTGTAACTAATCCTTGGTCTGTAAGTGTAGTATTTGTTGCAGAATTAGTAACAAAGCTAAAGCTGTTATCATTGTTTGCTAATACATAAGTGTTTCTATCTTCACTCCATATACCTCTCAAAGGTGTATATGCAGTTGAAAATAATTCAAAGAAATTTGTAGTTGTATTATAACGCACATCATTTGCAGTACTTGGTCTTTGTGCTTCTGTACCTGCTGGAACTTTCAAAGCACCTGTTGCCGTAATGCCTATATCATTTCCACCTGGCTGTAATACTATATCATTTGATCCTGTGCTACTTAAAACATTTGCACTAAAACGTAAATCCTCAACTACAATAGCACCAGTGCCTGATGGTCTAATGTACATATTAGCATTGAAAGATTTTGTAGTTATAACGTTAGTATCAATGTTTATATCACCGATATCTGCCATACCTGAATTAATATCATTCCAACGTTTTGTGGTACTTCCTAGATTTAATAAATCTTCTGTTCTGTTTGGAACCAAGTCTTGTTGGAATCTAACAAAGTCAAAGTCAACTGTATCAGTTGATTGATTACCTATGTCAAAGTTACCACCTACTGTTACGTTACCTGGAATAACAACGTTACCTGTTGCATTAACGTTACCTGTTACTTTTGTATTTTTTAAGAAATGTACCTTACCACTTTGGTTAGGATCAAAAACAATATCATCATTGTTTGCCATTGAACTTATTATTCGTGTATCAAACTGTAAGTTCTCTGTTTTTAATTTTTCTGCATGAACTATACCAGGAGAATTTAAAATAATATCTCCTACAATAGATCTAACTCCGTTGGTGTTAACTTCTAGATTACCACCTGTTAAGCGATCGTTATAAATGTTAGGGGTGTGTATCTGACCGTTAATGTTTAGTTCAGCACTAGGACTAGAAGTCTTAATACCAATACGATCATTTAGATGTCCAATGTATAGAAGGTCAGTTTCAAACGCAAGGTTTGCCTGTGTTCTTACTAGATTAGCCGCTAATAGCGGACCTGATATACGTGCTACTTGGGACATATTACCCTCCTATAATTATATTTATCGGAAAATTATGTCCAAGGACGGCCAGTTTTTAAAGTTCCTGTTGTGATTTCTTTTAGTTTACCAGAGTCGTTATTGCTTGGTGTATATAGTGTAGGCATATTACCTTTTTTAAGTGTAGATCTTTTGCCTGTTGCCGCACGTTTATCAGCCGCAAGTTTTAACTTTGCTTCTTGTCTTTGTCTTTTGTATGTTAAGTGTGAAATACCGTTGTCGGACATTATTTGTCAAAGTTGTGTAGAACTGTAACTGGTTTTCCTGTAGGTACTGCTGTACCAAATACCACATACCAACCTGCCGCATAACCGCCTGGGTTTTGTTCTAGAGTATAGTTTGTTGTTGGAAGTTGAAATACGTTTTCAACAAGTACGATTAAATTTTGTGCCGCCGCCGGAGCAGGGTTATAAGTGTCGCCATTGTTTAATGGACCAAATTTAGTTTCAACGTCATTACCGTTGCCTAAACTTTGCATAACAATAGTTGCTGGTTCAAATCTTCTAATAGGTGCCCAACTACCACCTTGGTAGTTTTCAAACACATTTGTATCTGTGTTATATCTCATATGGCCGTTAGCTGGTGTAGTAATCTTGTCAGCCGCTGTTCCCTTAGGAACCATCATCATGTCTTTGCTGTCAAGTACAATCTGTCCGTTAATATCTCTACGGATATCATCTTGTCCGTAAAGGCCACGAGCATTTGTTGATTGTCTACGTAGGAATCTCATTTACTATACCTCTAAATAACTTACAGTTATACTCAAGTTCAACGGTGCTTGACTTAATACAGTTACTTTATCGCCTGCTTCTAAGATAACTTTTTCAGTATCAAATGTAAATGTTTCTCCACCTGGTACTGGCATTTCCTTTACAACCATGTTAGTTGTAGACTTTGCTTGTCCACTCTTTACAAAGTGTAAATCAAATGACGTATCGTTAGTTCCGCCGCTATTATAACCTGCATGGTTACATACCATAACAGTTGTAATCGCATAAGACGTACTTGCTGGTACTGTTAGTACCACTGTGTCCGTATTTCCTATTGCCGCTTGTGCTATTGCCATTTTCTATCCTTAAAAAATCATGCTTAAAAGCAATGATCTGTTTTTACTAATTAGTTCGTCTCTTACATTATTACTATTTACATAATATAAGCCTGTTTTACCTACTCCCTGAGTCTTGGTATAAATCTTCAAACCATCTGTTGGTTGTGCTGGATCTACTGAACCGTCATCTGGGCTAGGTGTAGTTAAAATTTGTAATTGGTCATCAATTACTACTGAGCCTGTTCCTGGTGCTGATAATCTTAAATCACTTCCAGAATTTGTAGTACTAATTGTTGTACCGTCAATTCTTATATCGTGTAATTCTGTTCTATTGTCGTAAAAATTAGCAGTTGTAACACCTTCAACTGTTATTGATGCTACACTAGTTTGTCCTGTTGTTTCAAAGTCTGCAACAACCATCTGTGTATAACTTGAAACACCATCTCTAATCTTTTGGAAGTCAGCCGCGGCAACCTGAGCCGCAATAGCAACGTCAACATATTTTTTATTAGGAATATGATCGTCGTCTGTAATTTGATTTTCGTATTGGTTAGTTCCACTTACACTAACAACACCTGTACCAGCATTAATTAAGTATAAGTCTCCACCACCTGTTGAAATACTTCTAACTTCTAATCCAATGTTACCACCATTGGTATCTCTTAATTTAAATCCACCTTGTTTAATTGTTTGTGTTACTGGATCGTTCCAACTTACACTTTCATCAAAAACAAATTGTGTATCTACTTTACTACCTCTGTCAACTTGAATACCAGCAGTACCAAGTGTAACACCTGCACCCTGTTCTCCTGAGTTAACTTCAATAATATTATCTTTTAAAGCAAGGTCTGTTGCATCAACTTGCGTTGTAGTTCCTTTAACAACAAGATTACCTGTCAAGTAAACTTGACCAATCTGATTACCTGTGTCCAAGTAGATTGTACCTGAATCTGCTGTTTTGATTCTATAATCGCCGTCTGTTACTACATTCTTTGCCATCTAAATTTCCTTAAACTGTTGTGGGGACCAAAGCCCCCACAAACAAATTAATTACGCATTACTGAAATCGTCGTCGTCAGTACCTGATAATGTGTTATCATCACCTGCTTCTTCGATCTGCGCCGCTCCATCTGAGCCAGATGCTGTAAATGTCCAAGCTAATGATGTTCCTGATAGTGCATTTGATCCTGTACCATCTGGTGCAATCACTGTAGCTTTTCTACCTGCGATTTTAGAGATTTGATAAGTTTCGTTATCGTCACCTTTTACCGTAATGGCCATTTCGCCTGCCGCTAAAGCACTTGCAAGTTTACCTGTTGTTAGTGTACAAGTAAATTCACCTGCTGTTCCGATTTCTTCACAAACAAATTTCTTTGAACCTTTTTGTTTTACGATATAACCTTCTTTAACGGCTGTGCCATTATGAAAGTCTACTTTTATTTCGTTTCCACCAGCTGTTGGTGTTCCGAAAAATCTTTTATTAATTGGTCTTCCCATTTTTTTCTCCTTGACGTTCTAGGTCTACGCGGTTATGTCCGCATAAGTCCGCCGTATTTTGCGGCTCGCTTTATAGACACAAGTATTTATCAAAGTTTAGGGAATGGGTAAAGGAAAGTATAAGCAAAATAGGTAGGACTTGGTTACACCTACAAGCACGTACCCGAATACCATTCTAATACGCACAACCTAACCCCGAAAGTGACTTCGATGTGACTCCCTCCGTTTTCCGGGTAAAGCCTGGGTACCACCCCTGGTTAGTCAAGTTCGACCCTTCTGGTAAAGGCCTCTTCCTTGCACTATAATTAGTAGTTAATTACTCTACTAATGCTTATGTTACTAATATAGCAAACTTTCCTAAAAAAGTCAATAAGAAAGTTTACCAAAATCTACTTATTATCGTGATTAATCGATATATGCTTTAAAACTTTACCTTTGCTTGGTCCAGTTGTAACAGTATATCCAGATGTACCATTTCCATTCACGTTGACTTCAGTACGAGATTTCATAAGGATCTTCTCCTTGCGTTCTCTCATTTTCTGCTCACGGTATGATTTAAGTAGGTAATCGTATCTGTTCATTACACTCTCCTTTTTACAGTTAAGTGCGTTCCTTCAGCTTAGATGCTTACTTCCGGCCTATATCGGCTGAACGTTGTACAAATATTTAGTCAAAAAGAAAGGCCCCGAAGGGCCTTTCTAATACTTTGTTACATTAAGTAACTAACCCTATGGATTAGCTAAATGTTACGTTCGCAATAGTAACTGTACCTAAGTAGTCTGCCGCATTACCAAGAGATGATGCTGTGTTGTTTAACTCAACATAACCGTATCTTGTCATAAAGCTAACTACTGGTTCAAAAGTTGCAGGATCCAGTACTACACCGCTTGACATTAAAGGAATGTATGGGCAGTAGAACGCTGGAGCGTCTGATTCACTTGAACCTTTGTAACCTACAAGTATGCTTGTACTATCGTTTGCATATGAATCAACATATACTTTCATAGCACTATTCAAAGTACCAACCATTTTAGTATTAGTTGGAGCCTCAAATGCACCTTCAGTTGTTCTTGCGAACGCTGAAGTTGTTGCAGATTGTAGGATAGTTAATGCGTGTGGTGAAACCACAGCATAGTTACCAGCACCACGTCTAGTTCTCTGTGCGATATTGTTAGCAACACGGTTGATCATCACAGCCAAAGCCGCGTGTTCATCACCTACGAATGTTGCAGTACCGCTTACAGCGTTCTGGTCGTATGCTTGTTGGTTTTGCGTACCAGCCAAAGCTCTCAAAGAAGCTAATACTTCTTGATCGATCTCAGCAGTAATTTCTTGGGCTAATGCCGCCATAATTTCTGCTTCAATATCGATGCCTTGCTGTGCTTGAGCATCCTGAGCCGCTTCAAAAGTCCATCTTGCTGATAGCTTTCTGGTTTTTGCTTCGACTGTTTGCTTTAAGATCTGGATAGACATTCTCTTTCCAGCCGCACCTTCAAGAGCCGCTGTAGCAGATCCTTTTGGTGTTGCGTCAGTGGCGTTACCTGAGTATGCCGCCGCGATCTTAAATGGTGATAGTGCTTCTTCACCAACTTCGTTACCATCTGACGAATCAGCGTAACGTACTCTTAATGTGTGGATTTGACCCACTGGACCTGTCATCGGCTGTACACCAACTAATTCGTTGGCTATTACAGTCGGCATGACACGTCTGATTACTGGTAGAATAACTCTATTTAGAGTTGCAACATTACCGGCGCTTGTAGAACCAGCTGTAGCAGTCTCATTTAACCACTTGCGTGTGTTTTCTAGAGTACTTGCCATTACAGCCTTTTTATTGCCGTTAAGGCCTTCTAAAAGTGCAGTTTTGGTATCCTGCCAGCGACTTTCTAGTAGTTGTGACATTGTTTTCTCCTTATTTCAATCCAGCAAGTTTTTGAATATGAATAATATTATTATTCTCTTCTTGACTTACTCTACTAACGTTAGATTCTTTATTGCCTGTGATTTCTTTTGCCTCGGACTCTGTAAGAGTAGCCTTCTTCTTCGCTGGAGTTTTACCGTCTATTACCGCCGGAATATACTTATCAAACGCACTTTGCAGTTTGCTTGTTTGTATATTTTCCAGTAAGTCTACCATAATCTCACGCTGGTCCTTGCTCAAAGGTCCAGTCAATTCGTGCATTACTTCTTTGCGTTTAGCCGCATCAGAAACTTTTACAATTTCTGCGTCTTTACTCTCAACAATTTTCTTAACTTCTTCAGCTTCAGCTTTAGCTTCTGCAACTGCTTTGTCTTTCAACTCAACAACTTTTAAAAGTTTTGCTGTTTCTGACTTCTCATTCAAGTAGCTGTTAGCATACTCGCCTGCGAACGTTTCGAAAATTTTGCGACCAAAATCGTTTTTACGTGCTGAATCAATATCTTCTTTAAGTTGTCCAATCTCTTTATTAAGTTTCTTGGATACTCCTTCGGATACGATTTTCGCACTTTTCTCAACAAAAGACTTACGTACTTTTGTTAAATGCTCTTTGGCTTCACGTACTAATCTTACTTTAGTTTCAGCCAAGTCTTTTTTATCTTCGTGGAACTCTGCGATTTCTTTAGCTAGAGCTTCTACAACAAATTCCTCAAGTTTTCCAAATTTATCAGACATAACTTTTTGGTCTTCATGTAGTTCACCCACTTCCTTCTTCAACTGTTCGAATACAAAACCTTTTAACAGTCCTGCGTTTTCACGCATCGCTACAGCATATTTGGCTCTAGCTTCTGCTAATTGTTTTCTATCTTCAGCGAACTCGGAAATTTCTTCGTTAAGTTTTTCAGAAACCATAGTATCAATTGCTTCAACCATAGTAGCTTTATCATGTTCGTATTTAGATGCGAACTCTTCACGAAGTTCAGCAGTGACAGTAAGTTTGTTTTCACTCACTTGCTTGTCCCATGCTTCTTGGATGTCTGCTCTGATTTCTTCCGAAATTGCGTTGTTTTCAAAAAGTGATTTCAGTGCTTCCAACATATTATTTCTCCTTATTACTGGAGGCCTTTAATGATGTTCATTAAAGATTCCTTCAAATACTTTTGCGCCTTTGTGTCGCCTTGTAACTCTCGTGCTATTTCCATTGCCTTGTACCCCCCACGGGCATTTAATAAATGCTCGTATATTGGTGTCGGGTAGGCACCTGGAGCACTGGGTTGAGCAACTACATCGACTGTTATGATCTCATAATCGCTTACTTGTCCGGAACCGTCTTCCATAACGTTTCCGCTACCACGCGATGAAACACCTAGTTTAACTCCGCTTTCAAGCATTGTTTTAACTAGCTGTCCCATTGGCGTAGGTAATACTTTAAGTTTCCCGTAACCGTTTGGTCCATCCATCCACATTTCTGTGATCATATGGCTTACACGGTCTAAGTTTATGTTAAGTCCTTCTGGGTGATCAACTTCGCCGAGAACTGAATATCCTCCCGTAATTTGATCGTTAAGAGTGTTGACAGCTCTACCTATCTCGGTAACAGGGTAAACTCGCTGATTAGCGTTTTTTACTCCGCCTTGGATACAAATTCCCTTCATATAAAGGTCTTTTCCACCCTTGTCGTTTTCAGTAGTCTCAAGGACCAATTTAGCTTGGTCGAATGTCAAATTCTCTCTTAAGTTTATCACTTAATATCTCCTTAACAACAACTATTAAGAACCAATGATTGATTTACCATCAGTTCCTGTTTCGCCTGCGCCTTTTTTCTCAGCGCCATGGCCTTTTGAGTCTTTCGACATACTCTTACTTGCTTTTCCACCTGGAACGTTTACGTTACCAGCTGAATCTTCTTTAGGAGCACCAGCTTTGCCACCAGTTTCTTCGCCACCTTTGACCAAGTTACTAGCGTCTCCGCCCATGTCGTTTTTACCAGCTACTGGAGATTTAGTTCCGTCTGTACCTGAATCGCCTTTTGGCTCTGATACTTTAGTTACATATTCTCTCATTAGTTCTGTGCTTGATTGTACTGGTTTATCAGCATTTTCAAACGCAACTGGTTGCTCAAGGTCGGCTTCCGGAGCAATCATATCAACTGCTTCGTCTTCCTTCTCTTCGTCACCTTCGTCGTCGCCAGCGTCCATGTCCATTTCCATGTCATCTTCGCCTTTGTCTTCGTCACCGTCTTTGTCGGACATCATGCCGTCAAATTCAGCTTTAAGATCATCAAGAGCATCTTCTAGGTCAACAACTCTGTCTTCTAAGTCTTCGTCGTCGCCTTTATCTTCTTCACCTTCACCGTCTTCGATGTCAGCAATCATGTCATCAGCGGCATCGCCACCCATGTCATCATCACCTTCTGGTGTAATTTGGTCTGCAAAGTTTTCTTCAACGTTTTCGTCTTTTTCTTCAGTAGCTTCATCAGTTTTTTCGTCTTCGTCAGTAGCTTCTTTAACGTCTTCGTCTTTATCAGCATCAGCTTTTTCTTCAACTTTGTCATCAGCATCGTCTTTTGATGCTTCTTCAACTTTGTCTTCGTCTTTAGCGTCTGCTTTTTCGTCAACTTTGTCTTCTTCTTTAGCATCTTCTTTAGCTGTTTCGTCTACTTCAACTTCAGCTGTGTCGTCTGCTAATAGATTTTCGTATATATCGCGTGATTTCTCAACAACTATTTCGTGAAACAGTTCTTCAGCACCCGCTTTGTCTTCAGCGATTAACTTTTCAAGCATCGCTTCAAATTTAGATTGGTTTGCCATTTCTTTTCTCCTATTGTTTAGATATGGTAAGGCTGTCACTTGTATTTATGGTATTAGAAGAAAAGTACGTAGATATAGGCGTTTTTACGCCGGTTTTACATTAAGATTGTAAAATCTTAAAGTTATACATGAATTCTGCCACTGTAACGTGTTTAAAGTTGGTTAACTGCGTTAAGTTGTCGGGGCAATAATCCTCTTTGTTCTGTACTACTCTTATATATCTCTTTTGAGGATTTTTCTGACAAACTATACCAGTCTGTCTGGCCCAGTTACCGTGATATGTAGCAGGGTCTATGGATTTTTTATAATTTTGCGTATCTGCATATATGTTATTAATAAGTCCGCCCTCGCCATTGTGTTCTTGTGCATCTGTACCTTGAAAATCAAAGCCTAAGATGTATATTGTATCATAATCGTGTAATCTAGGATTGTTTTCGTCGCCATATGTTGCTAACCACAATGCTGTAGGTCCACTGCTCCAACCTAAAGGCTCCTTAAAATAGTTAAATTTATGGTAGCTTTCGTACATCTTGTTAGGGTTGGTCCACACTTCGTGGTTCAATTGCCACTTGCACTTGTTTAGTTCGCTGACCATCTTAGTATCAACAGCAACCAAGTAATCGGGCTCGAAGTCTCTGTAAACTGCGTTACAGGCATATATCTTGCCGTATGGTCTAAGTGCTTCTAATGGTATTGGGGTTCTTGATTTTCCGTTACCTATTACAAAGGCTATGGACATTTAATTCCTCGTAAAGTTAAACTGCGCCTTCTTCTGCGTTAGCGGCCAAGCCGTACATTTGTCTAACAAAGTGCAATTCTTTTTGTTGCTCTTCTTTATGTAGCTCACTTGCTTTACGAATTTTGTTAATCTGACGTAGTGTTAGTCTAGTCTTACGTGTATCGTCTTTTGTGACAATAGAGTCGTCATAACTTGGATCGTAACCTTTATCTTCTGTAGGCTCCAATGTTTCTTTGTCAAAATAAAATAGTTCACGTAGTATCATGTTAGTATTTATGCTGGAGGCGTCTGACCTGTACCGCCTGGTGCCCCTCCGCCTGTTGCTGTATCTGGTGGTGGTGCTGTTCCGCCGTCTACTGGTGCTGGTGCGTCTTCACCTGCTGGTGCCATGTCTTCACCTGCTCCATCTCCTGCCAAGTCTGCTGACATACCTGCACTTGAAATACCTGCACCTCTTAATTCGCCTGCGGCATCAGTTGGTGGTGGAGTAATATTCTCATCATTCTCTTCACGCCACATACGTTCGTTGTCTGCAATTTCTTCTTCCGTCATACCTAAGAAACGTTTCAATGCAAATCTGTTTGAGATATAAGGTATAGCACTCATTTGTGTATACGTTGGTACTCTTGCATTATCAATTTCACTTTGTCTGTAACTTGCAAAGTTTTGTGGTGGTTGGAATCTTAAGTCAAACATAGCAGTATCAATGTTGATACCCTTTTCTAACAAGTAACGTTTAAACTCTTGACTAAATTGTTCTACTACTAAATTTTGTAGTCTTTCACAATATGTGTTGAATCTTAATTCCTGAATGTACGCAGTACCCACTCGCCCATCTTGGAATTGAGTAGCACCATCGTCAGGCCCTGTAGGAAGATAAGAACTAGGAATACGCAAACCACGTACCAACTTATTAGTAAAGTATTTAAGATCATCAATCTCTCCTAGATTAGTTCCGCCTGGTAATGTTTCAACCTTAGATCCTCTACCTTCTGCTGTTTGTGGAAAGAAGTAGTCTTCGTTAATAGATAATGGATTGTATGCACTATCAATAACGTTTTGTCCTCCACCTGTTGCACTAGGTATACGTCTTTGGTGTATGTCTGTTTTAACACGTTCTACAAATTGCATTGCCAAGTGTGATGGCATATTACCCACGTCAACGTAAAATACTCTACGT